TTATCGATCTGGCGAAGACAAGGTTTTAAGAGCAGAAGATGCTTATGAACTGTTCTTTAAAACCAAGGACTTTAATCCAAAACAGTATTTCATAAGCAAAACACTTTAATTTTTAATAATATGGCAAGAACAAGAAAAAGAACGTGTGATGTTTCAGGCATCAACACAAGCGTTAACAACTTTTACAGTAATCAATCACATGTAAAAGCTGTTGATAATTTAAGAAGAACTTCTGGTGCTACTAAAGCTCAGATGACTAGAATGTTTAACCAATTAAATACTTATTAATATGGCGAGTATAATAGCTACAAGTATTGACCTTACTAAAATACCTAAAGATAAAATTATCGAGGGTAAGAAAGGTAAATACTTACCTATTACTATTACGTTAAATGATGAGCTTGATCAGTTTGGCAACAACGGTCCTGTAGTAGTTCAACAAACGAAAGAGGAAAGAGATGCTAAAGTTGAAAAGACTTATCTTGGTAACGTAAAAGTAGTTTGGACAAACGGTGATAATGTAGCCGTAGCTCCAAAGCAAGATCAGCCAGTCGCACAAGCAGCACCAGCTGCAGCGGCTGCACCAGTAGATGATTTACCATTTTAAATATTATAGATGCAAGTAGAAAGTAAAGAGATCAATGGATTTTTGATTGACGAGTTCAATCAACATGGCCTTGATGTGGGTAAAACACAGGGGATTTGTCCTCTGTGTTCTCACAACAGGAAGCCTGAGAATAAGAAGAAGAAATGTGCTTCTTATGATTGGGAACGTGGTCTCGGTACTTGCCACAACTGTGATTCAACTTTTCAACTACATACTTACGAACGTAAGGGTGCAAGCGATCGTGAATACGTTCGCCCGACTTTCTCTACAAAAAGTCACAAAGCACCTAGTAGTAAAGTTGTAGAATGGTTTAAGTCAAGAGGTATATCTCAGGATACTTTAGAAGCATTGAATGTTTCCGAAGGTCCTGAGTTCATGCCGCAAACCGGTAAGACCGAGAATACAATTAAGTTTAATTACTTTATGGGTAATCAACTTATAAATATTAAATATCGTGATGGTGCAAAAAACTTTAAGCTGTACAAAGGCGCTGAAAAAGTATTTTATAATATTAACAGTATAGTTAATAATGATACTTGTGTTATTGTAGAGGGTGAAGTTGATGCGTTATCATTACACGAGGCAGGTGTGCCTAATGTAGTTTCAGTACCTAACGGTGCAACATTAAATCACAACAACTTAGATTATCTTGATAATTGTATAGATTACTTTGAAGATAAGACTAAGATAATTCTAGCAGTTGATGCTGACGAACCTGGTACTATGTTAAAACAAGAGTTTATACGTAGGCTTGGTGCTGAGCACTGTTATATAGTAGATTTTGCAGACTGTAAAGATGCTAACGAATATCTCGTTAAGTACGGATCAGACGACCTCAAAGCTGCTATACACAATGCGCAGCAAGTACCGCTAGAAAATGTAACAACTTTAAAACATATAGAAAATGACCTTAAAGACTTTGTTAAACATGGTTTTAAACCGGGTTACCAAATTGGCCTCAACAATTTCGACAAAATATTCAGCACTTATACTGGACAGTTTATTACTGTTACTGGTATTCCTAGTAGTGGTAAGAGTGATTTTGTTGATCAAATGGTTGTAGGTTACAACAAGATGTATGGTTGGAAGACTGCATTTGCTAGTCCCGAAAACGCTCCAATATATTTACATGCTCACAAGCTTATGCGTAAATGCTGGGGTGGTATGCCGTCGCCTGGTGATATAGGTGGTAATCAATGGAAAGAAGTATCAAATCATGTAAACGACAACTTTTATTTTATAGACATGGACAAATATAGTTTAGAGTCTGTATTACGTAAAGGTGCTGAGCTTGTAAAACGAAAAGGTATAAAATGCTTGGTTATCGATCCTTACAATAAGGTTAGAGATACTAATGCTGTGTCTGATGATGTTAATAGATATACTATGGATTATCTATCAAAGATAGAATCATTTTGTAAAAAGTATGATGTTTTAACATTTATAGTAGCTCATCCGACTAAAATGCCTAGAGAAAATGGCAAGATGGTAGAACCTAATATGTATAACATAAAAGGTGGTGGCGAATGGTATGATGCTAGTTATCATGGTCTGTTAGTACACAGAGATTATGAAGCTAAAAATACTAAGGTAAAAGTTTTAAAAGTTAAGTTTCAAAACTTAGGTGAAAACGGAGCAGAAGCTTTCTTTACATGGGAGCCAAAGTCTGGTTCGTTTGTACCGCAAGAAGATTTAGTAGAAGATGACAGCAGCCTTCCGTGGGAATAAGAAGTATGGTATGGGTACGTATAAACGTACTAAAGAGGAAGATGACGCTGCTATTTGGTGTATACAAAACGATATATGTATTTGCCCAAGAGCTATAAAGTATGGCGAAAGAATATGGGTTATAGATATTGAAAAAGGTAAATATCCAAATAGAAAAAAGTTAGGTACTTCAGAACCATTTGGTCCAAATACCATATGGGAAAAAGTATCAGAATATCAATTATATTATTATAAGAAATATGCGAAATAATTTTTACAACGCTAATGAAGCTTTTAATTATCTTTGGCACTACATACAAAAACAAGGTGTAGACTTTGATGATACAAAAGCTATATTTAACTGTGGTTTTACATTGCAAGCTCCAATGGAAAATCATATAACAAACAAAATGCGTGATTGGAAACTAGATTACGCTGATGCCGAGTGGCAATGGTATTTATCGGGCAATAATAGTATTTCTAAGTTAGGTGCTATATATGGTAAGATACCACCAATATGGGTAAAAATGGCTAACCGCAAAGGTTTAGTTAATAGTAATTATGGTTGGCAATGGGAACGTAATAATCAAATAGATTATGTAGTTCACAAGCTAAGAAAACATAAAGAAACTAGACATGCAGCGATTAGCATATACGATTGTAAAGAGCATGACAAATACAAGAAAGATACCCCTTGTACATATGCTGTTCAATTTACGATACTTAATGATAAACTGAATATGTCTGTTTATATGCGTTCTAATGACCTCTGGTACGGTTTCTGTAACGATCAATACTGTTTTAGTATGTTACAAAAACTTGTTGCAGAGAGATTAAATATGGAAACAGGTTGGTATTACCACCACGCACATAACATGCATATATATAATAATAAACTATGACATATTATATTTATCATATTCCTGGTAAAAAAATCGGTGTTACCTGTGATCTTAATAACCGGGTCACAGTTCAACAAGGTTATAATCCAGGTGAATATGATGTATTAGAAAGCTCTGAAGATATAGATTATATATCTAGTAAAGAGATAGAATTACAAAGAGAATATGGTTACAAGGTAGACTTTGTACCATATAGAAATTTAAAACAAAAAAAGAATATGAACATAAACGTGACTGAACAAACTACTACTTTTCCATGTCCAGTAGATAAATTAAAAGGACAGCTTATGGATAACATAGGTAAAAAATGGACTACAGATCATGGAACGTTTGAGTTATCTATAGACTCAATAAGATGGATTATGGCTAACGTTAAAACTTCCATGTTTAATCACACTAGAAGCTATGTATACAATAAAGCTTTTGCAGAGTGGTATAAAAAACCAGAACTATTTTACGAAGATGAAAAACCCGTTAAAAAAGTAAAATGCTCTAAGAAGCCATTAAAAATGTTTGAGAACATTAGACAGTGGGCTAAAGAAAGAGGATTATACGATAGAGGAGATGTTAAAACTCAGTTGATTAAATTGCAAGAAGAGATGGGTGAGTTAGCTAAAGCTACATTAGAAAATGATCAACCTGAAATAGAAGATGCAATTGGCGATATGGTTGTTGTGTTAACTAACTTAGCACATTTAAATGGCGTGCATATAGAAACGTGTATAGCAAACGCCTACAACGTAATATCGAAACGTAAAGGTAAAATGATTAACGGAACATTTGTAAAAGATGAAGATTAAAACAAAAGATAAAATAGTTCAATCTGTCTTAAAAAAGATGGACGAACGTAGTTTAGTTGGCCAAGCAAAATATGGTCAAACAATGCAAGATGAAATAGAAACTGGTAAAAAAGATTTACACATGTTTCTTACTGATGTACAAGAAGAGATAATGGACGCGTTGTTATATATAGAATCAGCTAAAAGATGTTTGCAAGATGAGGTAGAAGAAGTAATGATTAAAAGAGCAAAAACTTTTAACGATAATATTAGTAATATAGACGTGTACGATGAAGAAGTTTTATAGAAAAAAGAAGAAAGGTCCTGTCAGAAGTAATAAAGTTACTTTTGATGGGATAACCTTCGCGTCAGGACTAGAAAAATATATGCACATTGCTCTTAAAAAAGCTAAAATACAAGCTGTTTATGAAGGGCATACATATGAAATATTTCCAGCTTATCACTTTGAATCCTCTGCTTTTGAAAGATGTGCAAATGGTAAAGGTGATTATAAAGATCGTGGGCATAAGAAAATATTAAACATATCTTATACACCAGACTTTATGGGTAAGGGATTTATTATTGAATGTAAAGGTAGAGCTAATGAGAGTTTTCCTTTGCGTTGGAAGATGTTTAAGAAATATGTTCAAGAACATTTACCTAATGTAATATTATATAAACCACAAAATCAAAAAGAATGCGACGAAACAGTAAAGTTAATTTTAAAGAACAACGCAACAAAGAAGTAGCAAGACGTATGTATGCTTTGAGGCAAATTGATAGGTTTATAAAATGGACTATAAATCAAAGAGGTTATTTAAAATGGAAACATTTAAAACAACAATATGAAAAATATAATTTACCATGGCAAGAATAATATTACAAGCATATAAGTGGAAACCTAAAAAGAAAAGACCAGGTATTCACAGCAAAAATAGAAACACTAAACAAAAAACAGGTAAGTATTACTCAGGTACTCCTTACCGAGGACAAGGAAGATAGTATGGAATTACAAAAATGGGAATTAAGTTTCGGTTTATTTACCGGGCTTTTGTTTGGATACAGAAGTTATCCAGACTTAGTAGAAAACAAAGTAGATCACGTATTTTACGTTTTCATCTTTGATATATGTTTAACTTTATATTACAGATAATTATGGCAGCACCAATATTTACACCTCGTATACCTTATAAACCTTTTGAATATCCAGAATATTATACTGAAGGTTGGTTAAAACAAGCTCAAGCTTTTTGGTTACATACCGAAATACCTATGAGTGGTGATGTTAAAGACTGGAACGAAAAGTTAGACGATAAAGAGAAGAACCTAGTAGGAAATATCCTACTGGGTTTTGCTCAGACTGAGTGTGCAGTATCAGATTACTGGACTCAGAAAGTAGTATCATGGTTTCCTAAACACGAAATACAGCAGATGGCCATGATGTTTGGAAGTCAAGAGACAATACATGCTGTAGCATATAGTTATTTAAATGAAACACTTGGACTTGAAGATTACGAGGCGTTCTTGCATGAACCAGCTACGGCTGCTCGTTTTG